GTCAGATGGGTATAAGGGACAGATCCTGTCACAGATGTCTATGTGAATAAGGCAGGAGCTGAGAATGAGCGTAAAGTCCCAATTCTCACAGCAATGGAAATTCTACGAAAAGATATACTCAGCTATTCCAATCAACTGATGATGAATCCTAAGTCCTTGGGTGAAGTGGTAGAGCAAGACAATGGATCAGTTCTTACAGAGGTTCTGAAATTCAAGGACCAGATCAAAAAGAAACGGGTGAAAGCTGATGGGTAACGTGGGCAAAGCTAAAGAATACGCTCAACACGTTCTGGATCATCAGGAAGAGCATTGTGAAGAGAACATTTTGGCAGCATCACGCTTTCTGAGAGATTTAGACAATCCAGAATTTGAAATGGATGAAGACATGGTTGATTTTGTCGTTCATTTCATTGAACATACAATTGTTCATCAGCAGGGTGATGATATGTTTGCGGTCTCAATCCGTAACAAGCCATTGCTACTTCAACCGTGGCAACACTTTGTGGTGGTCAATCTCTTTGGATTCTATATCAAGGGAACAAATGAGAGACGCTTCAAAGAAGCCTTGATCATGCTTGCCAGAAAAAATGGCAAGACTTCCTTCACTGCTGCAATCGCCCTGGCCTATCAGATTCTTGATACAGATAGCGGTTCAAAATGCTATATTGTAGCCAATTCTGTCAAGCAAGCCTTGGAAGCCTTTGGATTCTTGAGGTTCAATGTTGAGCGATGGAATGACAAGAACATCCGTATCAAAGATAACAACCAAGAACATTCCATCACTGCCAATTTTGGCGAGGAGGGTTCATTCTTTATCCAAGCACTGGCCAATGATGAAAGCAGGCTTGACTCTCTCAATGGAAATGTCATCATCCTAGATGAAGCACACACCATGAGAAATTCCAAGAAATACGGTCTTATGAAGAAAACAATGTCAGCATACAGAAACAGTATGCTTTTTGTTATCTCTACAGCAGGGGACATTCCAACAGGCTTCCTTGCTAACCGTCTGAAATATTGTCAGAAGGTGCTGAAAGAGCTGGTCAAAGATGATTCATTCTTCATCTTCATCTGTAAGGCCAATCAGGCTACTGATGGAGATGTGGGAGACTACTTGGATGAGAATGTGTTGAAAATGGCTAATCCCTCATGGGGTGTGACTGTCTCACTCAAGGCCCTCAAGGAAGAAGCAGAACAGGCCTTGAATGATCCACAGACCAGAAACGAGTTTTTCAACAAGACATTGAATGTCTTCACTAACTCAATGAACGCTTATTTCAATCCAGATGAATTCATTGCTAGTGATGACTGTTATGATTGGACCATTGAGGAGCTTGCAAGGCTTCCTATTCGCTGGTATGGAGGAGCTGACCTTTCAAGACTGCATGACTTGACCGCTGCTGCTCTTTATGGGGTATACAATGACGGTGAAAAAGATGTTGATATCTGTATCACACACGCTTTCTTTCCTCGTGTCAATGCCCAAAAGAAAGCTAATGATGATGGCATCCCACTTTTTGGGTGGCAATCAGATGGCTGGCTGACAATGAGCAACACTCCAACCGTTCTCTATGATGACATTGTTAAATGGTTCATAGAAATGCGACAGAAAGGCTTCAAAATTGCTGCTGTCGGGATGGATAGAAAATTTGGTAGAGAGTTCATGCTCAAAATGAAGCAAGCTAAATTCAAAATGATTGACCAGCCTCAGCTATTCTATTTGAAATCAGAGGGATTCAGAAGAATTGAATTGAAAGTGAAGAATAAAGAATTCTATTATGTACATTCGGACGCTTATGAGTATTGTGTCAGCAATGTCAGAGCCATTGAGAAAGTGGATGATGCTGTACAGTATGAGAAGTTAGACGGTGATGGCGGTACAGCAAGAATTGACTTGTTTGACGCGAGTGTATTTGCTTGTATTCAGGCGCTTGCTAACCTTGGTAAGAATAAGAATGTGATGGCTTACTTTGATTAGATAGAAAGGAGGTGAGAAATATGGGAATCTTTGACAAATTATTCAAGCGTGGGAAGTCTCAAACGATGTTTACAAGCTTTGGGAATTCAGATCTGGGGATCATGTATGACGGTGATGGCTACATTCCACTGGCAAGAAATCCAGATGTGATCATGGCTGTCAATAAAATTGCTGACATGGTTTCAAATATGACTATACAGCTCATGGAGAATACAGAATCCGGTGATGTACGAATCAAGGATGGGTTAGCCCGTAAAATTGACATCAACCCTTGTGATCACATGACACGAAAATCATGGATTTTCAAGATCGTCAGGGACTTGCTTCTATTTGGTGATGGAAATTCTGTTCTACATGTGGAATATGATCCAATGACTGACTATATCAGCAATCTCAGACCATTTCCAATGTCAGAAGTGTCTTTCAAAAGTAATGATCTAACATACATGATCCACTTCAGGGACACTGATTTCAATCCAGATGAAGTGGTCCACTTTGCCATCAATCCTGATCCAGACCGGCCTTATATTGGGACCGGTTTTAGATTGGCTTTGAAAGACATTGTCCGAAATTTGAACATGGCCACACAGACCAAGAAGGGCTTCATGAACGGAAAGAACGTTCCAAGCCTCATTGTGAAGGTGGACTCATCCAGTGAAGAACTTGGAACTGTTGAGGGGCGTGAAAAAATCGCTAAGAAATACTTGACAACAAGCCAGTCTGGGGAACCTTGGATTGTTCCTGATGCCTTGATGGAAGTGGAACAAGTGAAACCATTAAGTCTGAATGACATTGCCTTGAATGAGTCAGTAGAAATTGATAAGAAAACAGTAGCTGGGATGTTAGGAGTTCCGGCTTTTGTGTTAGGTGTGGGAGATTTCAACAAAGAAGAATACAACAACTTTGTGAATACAACCATCATGAGCATCGCAACAACGATCACTCAGACACTCACAAGAGACCTACTGACTTCAACCACACGCTACTTCAAATTCAATCCACGCTCATTGTACTCATACGACATCACAGAGCTTTCAACGGTTGCTCAACAAATGACCAACAGCGCTGCAATGCGTAGAAATGAGTGGAGAGATTGGGTTGGTATGACTCCAGATCCTGAAATGGATGAAATTATTGTTCTTGAAAACTATCTGCCACAAGGCGAGTTAGGCAATCAGAACAAACTAAATAAGGAAGGAGGAAATGCCAGTGAAGAAACGTAATTCATACATCGCTACTCAATTTGAGACACGAGAAGAACAAGAATCTGGTGACTTGATCCTGAGTGGTTACTTTATCCGGTTTGATGAAGAAACTGAGCTGTGGCCAGGCTATTTTGAAGTGATCAAACGTGCAGGAGTGGAAGAAGCAATTAAGAATGCTGACATCCGTGCATTGTTTAACCATGATCATAACCTAGTATTAGGGCGCACAGGGAACAGCACAGTGAGTCTCAAAGTTGATGACAAAGGCCTTTATGGTGACATTATCATCAACAGGAATGATCCTGACGCTATGGGAGCCTATGCCCGTGTACAGCGTGGGGATATTGTTGGATGCAGTTTTGGATTTATGCCAATCAAGGTGGAAACTATTGAGCGTGAAGATGGTTCTTATCTTGATACCGTGTTAGAGCTTGAAATCTTTGAGGTCAGCCCTTGCACGTTCCCAGCATATCCACAGACTGAAATTGCTGCACGCAAGAAAGACTTTGAATGTCTGAAACGTGCTAACAGTGAAGCGTTAAATGAACGCAAAATGAAAATTAAGGAGAAATACAATCTATGAACAAAGCATTGATTCTGGGCGCACGTATGCGCACCAAAGCAAACAAGATTGTTGAATTGGAAGAAGCAATTGAAGAATTGAATAACCGTTCAGCAATCGAAGCAGAAAAACTGGACCGTGCTGAAACTGAAGAAGAAGTTTCAACGGTTGAAAAGAGCCTTGAAGATCTTCAAAAAGAATTAGAAGAGAAACAAGCAGAGAAAGCAAAACTTGAAGAAGAAATTGAAGAGCTTCAAAAACAAGTTGATGAGCAAAATCGGAAAGCCCCAACATTCAAAGATGTTGAACAACGTGGAGGAAAGAAATTGGAACAACGTGACGCAATTGCTAAATTCATTCGTACTGGTCAAACTCGTGACATTGAAGGTCTTAAAACAACTGACTCTGGAAGCGCTGCTTTGATCCCAACTGAAGTGTTGAAACCTCACTTCCTTGAAAAGACACGCAATCCACTTTTGGATCTTGTCCAACGTGTCAAAGTAAATAGTGGTTCTGGTAAATATCCAGTTATCAAGAAGACAGACAGCAAAATGGCTTCAACTGATGAATTGAAAGCCAATCCTGAACTTGGAAAACCAAGCATCAGCGAAATTGATTACTCAATTAAGACCTACCGTGGTTACATCCCTGTATCTCAAGAAATGATTGATGATGCAGACTATGACATCATGTCAATCGTAGAAGATGAAGTATTCAATCAAGGTGAAAACACTGAATTGTCATTGGTCGCTACTATCCTCAAATCAGCAACTCAAGCAGATGCTGCTGGATTCGATGGCATCAAGGACCTGTCTCCTTATACACATCTGACGCTGCCGACGAAGGCTTAGGTGTAGATCTCGGTGGTCGCCGTATCATTAAAAAAAAAAAAAACAAA